ATCAAGGATCAGCGTTCTCCGATACAAATATGGAGTCCAGCTTCTTATCAGTTCCAATCAAAAAATTCGCCGGACAACAGAATTTCACGGTGGAGCTCCTTACACGCACGAGTCCTCTGTTCTACACAGAGCTCCTCAATAACATGGTTGCGGCAATGGCTAAGGCGCAAAATGCCTATGTCAATTCAATTCTTGTCGCAAACGCAACCGTTGACGCGACAACACTCAGCGCGCTTCCAACAGCCGCCGAATTGTTGGCGTATGTCTCACGCGGTGCGGCTTCTGTATATACAAATACACAGGACTTCGGTCGCAATATCATCATGGGAGCTAGCCAATGGGCGAACACGATGTCACTTAACGAAAACGGGCGACCAATTTACATAGCCTCAATTCCGAGCAACGCTGGCGGAGTCTTGAGTCCTACTAGCTTGCGCGGAAATGTTGCCGGTCTAGATTTATTCGCAGACTTTGCCGCTCCAGCCGGATCAGATGACGGATCGTTGATCATCGTTAATCCAGACGCTTATACATGGTACGAAGGTACTCAATACTCACTCCGCGCAGAATCATCAGCCGACGGCTCAATTAATGTTGGCGTGTATTCATTCGGAGCCGTTGCGATCAAACTTGCCGCCGGAGCCTTCCGTAACAATAAGTAAAACCCTTAGACATGAGTCCGCCGCTCCCGACGGGCTCAGCAGATTGGAGATGAAATGCCAAGTATCGTCACAGCTTCACAGCTCCGCTCGGTGCTTGGCGTCTCATCGGCTCTCTACTCTGACGCATATCTCGACGACATAATTGACACAAGCGAAGGGGTAATCCTGCCGCTTCTTACAGCGCACTCAGTCGCCGTCACTCATGTCGAGATCGAGACAAATGTCGCCTACTTTACGACTCAACGACCTCATCAATTCGTCGTCGGTCAATCGATCGTGATTGCTGGAGTCGTTCCATCAACCTTTAACGGCACTCGCGCCGTCACCGACACAATGTTGACGCCGTATGTGTTTACGCAAGCTCTGACAAATTCCGACATCACATTTCGCGCAACTATTCCAGCCGGAACCGCGACACTCTCTGGACAAGCCGCCGCCGTGATTTATATCGGGAACTCAAATGTCGAATCGGCTGTCCTTAATGTCTCAGTCGAGGTCTTTCAATCCCGTGTCGCTCCCGGTGGTCAGATCGAAGGGGTGGACTTCAGTCCAAGCCCGTTCCGAATGGGGCGCTCTCTCTACAATAGGATTTCGGGGCTCTTAGGTAATCTGGTCGATGTCGATTCGATCGTCGGCTAATTATGCCAGCCTCAACGATCTCAGCCGATGTTCGCGGAACTCTTGCGACAGCTCTCGCCAGCGTTGCCGGGAATGTTTATTCTTATGTCCCGGAAGCAATAATTCCGCCAGCGGTGGTCATCGTTCCGTCATCGCCATATATGGAGATCAATCTAATCGGCAAGACATCGATCAAATTACTTCTCAACTACACGATCACCGTCGCGGTTGCGTACAACTCAAATCCGGGATCACTTGACAATCTTGAACAATTAATCCTTCAAATTCTGGCGGTCATTCCGTCAGGGTACATCGTCGGACAAATAGAGCGTCCGACTGTGACAAGCGTCGGAGCTAGTAATTTACTCGCCGCCGATATAAATGTCTCGACCTACTACACGCAAACAACCTAAGGAGAAAGAATGCCAACGACCGTCATTACCGGACGCGATCTTGTCTTGACGATCGCAACCGTAAACTACGACGCACAAGCTACCAGCGCGGTTCTTACCAATGCGCCCGTCATCGATACCTATCAGACACTCGATGGAAAGGCTTACAAACACATCGACGATCAATGGACTTTCGATGTTGAAATGCTCGCAGATTGGGGAGTCGCAAGCTCTCTACTTGAAGCGATGTGGACAGCCGCCGACACCGCACCGAATACAACACTCGCCGCAAGTCTTACAGCCGTCACCGGCGCGGTATTCACTTTCAATGTATTTCCGGTATATCCATCAGTAGGCGGAGCGGCTCCCGGAGCTCAAACCGTCACGCTGTCATTCTTGGTCAACGGCACTCCAGCCGAGACATTTAGCTAATAAAGGAGATCGGGAGATGAAGCTAGAAATCACTATCGAACACCATTCCGGGGACTCTGTCGTACACACGGCAAGCGTCCCGGAGTGGCAGAAATGGGAAATTAAGTTCGGTCGAACAATTCAGGACGCGCACAATAATCTCGGCGTCAATGATGTTCTTTTCTTGGCTTGGCACGCGATGAAGCGTGAAGCCGCCGGAAAGACTGTCAAACCTTATGAGATATGGTGTGAGACGGTCTCGGATTTCTCGATCGGAAATGATCTCCCAAAAGACACACCGCCGGAAGTTTAGGACGATTACTTGTCGAGTTAGCAATCGAGACAGGTATTCCGATGAGCGAATGGCGAACGGCAGAGGATATTCTCACAGCGATCGAAGTATTGGAGAAGCGGAATGAGCGTAGAAATCGCGTATGACAAAGCACAACTCCGCTCGATCACGCGATCATTCAAAGCGATGTCCGATGAAGCTATTGACGCCGCAAAGCGTGAATCCTCAGCCCTAGCAGAATTTCTACAGCTTAAAGTCAGAGAGACGGCGCAACGGCGAACCGTATCCGGTGCGGCTGTCCGGCGTGTTGCCGAAGGGTCAAGGGTTGCGAAGTCGTCCAAGATCGGGGAAGTCTCGTTCGGCTTCGCCGCACAAAAGTTCTCCGGTGGTGGTACGACGCAAAAGTTATGGGCAGGTCTGGAGTTCGGTTCCAATCGATATAAGCAATTCCCAAGACGCACTCCGACGCTCAATGGCGGATCTGCCGGATATTTCATCTATCCAACACTTCGGTCAATCCAGCCCGAACTCGTGGCAAAATGGGAAGCGGCGTTCGATCGTATCTTGAAGGAGTATGACTAAAGATGGCAGGATCAAGAACACTCAAACTCTCAATTCTTGCGGACACAGCCGACCTAGTTAAAGGTTTGAAGAATGCCGAGGATACTTCTAGCACATTTGGAGACAAGCTAGGCGGAGCGTTCAAAGCTGTCGGAGTAGCCGCCGCCGCCGCAGGAGCGGCAATCGGTGCGATGGCAATCAAAGCCGCAATCGATGGAGTCAAGTCAGCGATCGAGGACGAAGCCGCGCAAGCCAAGCTCGCAACTACTCTCCGAAATGTAACCGACGCCACCGACACACAGATCGCAAGCGTCGAGAAATACATTCTCCAGACTTCACTTGCGACCGGGATCACCGACGATCAACTTCGTCCGTCCTTCGATCGCCTACTTCGTTCGACTAAAGATGTCAGCGAAGCGATTAGACTTCAATCACTAGCAATCGACATCGCCGCCGGTACTGGCAAGGGACTTTCCCAAGTCACAGAAGCTCTTTCAAAGGCTTTCGATGGATCTTTCGGTGCGTTGAAAAAACTTGGCGTCCCAATCGATGAAAATATAATCAAGACAAAAGACTTCGACGCGGCTGTCGTCGTACTTTCGCAGACTTTCGCTGGTCAAGCCGATGTCGCCGCGAATACTTACGCCGGACGATTCGCGAGAATGAAAGTCGCGATGGACGAAGCGAAAGAGACGCTCGGATTCGCACTCTTGCCAACGGTTGAAAGATTCTCAAAATTTATGACGGAGAGTGGAATCCCGGCTCTCAATGCGTTCATCGCTGGACTTACCGGAGAATCGGGTCTCGCCGTAGCTTCGGAGTATGCCGGAAAGCGTGTCGATTCTTTTGAACCTAAAATCTCAAAGACTCAGAAATCAGCATTCTCCGCCGCGCAAGATCTCCGGGAGATGGCGGCTTCTGTCGGAAAGTTATTCTCAACGATTGACGCTGGAACCGGCGGTGAAGGTTCGGCGATTGATGGATTTATCAAAGCTCTTAAAGCTCTCAACGCTATCGCCAATGTCACAATCACCATTCTTAAAGAGCTTGTCTCTATTGTTCAAATTGCCGCCGAATACTTGCGAAATCCTCTTTCCACAAATCAAGGAGACATCGACAGAATCCGAAAAGGTTTAGGACTTAGAGTCCAACAATCTGGATTCGATACTACGGTTCCGCAAGCTCCCGGAGTTCCACAATTCAACACAGCCGGATTCTCTGGCGGTGCGTCAATCAATCTGACCGTCAACGGAGCGATCGACTCAGAATCCACAGCTCGACAGATCGTCTCGATTCTTAACGATTCGCAAGCTCGCGGAACACTTGGCGGAGCCGGAATCCTAGTGTGACGAACTGGGCTCCAGACTGGCGAGTTAAGATCAACGCCGTCGAATACACCACCGTCACACTTTCCAATCTGACGATCACGAGCGGTAGAACCGACATCTACCAACAACCCGTCGCTGGATATTGTGCGATCGAATTGATCAATCTCAACACGGCGTCGGTCACGGTCTCAATCAATGACGGTCTCACAGTCGAGGTCAAAGATTCAACGGGAGGCTATGTCCCGATATTCGGTGGATCGGTCTCCGATGTCGCTGTGGAAGTCGCCAGAGCCGGGTCGAGTGGATATTCACAGGTCGTTCGTATTGTCGCGCTAGGGGCTCTCTCACGGCTTCCAAAGGCACTCACCGACGGAGTCTTGTCTCACGATTTCGACGGGGATCAGATTTACACAATCCTTTCGGCGGTTCTCTTTGCGAATTGGAATCAAGTTCCAGCCGCGACGACTTGGGCGGCTTATGATCCGACGCAAGATTGGGCAGACGCGGAAAACACCGGACTCGGTGAGATTGATCAGCCGGGAGACTTCGAGCTGTATCAAAGATCCTCAAGTGTTACCGATGTTTACTCGCTGGTCTCTGGACTTGCGACTTCGGGCTTCGGTTATATTTACGAGGATTCGTCCGGGCGAATTGGATACGCCGATTCGACACACCGGAGCGAGTATCTTGCCGCCAACGGATATCTCGATGTCACAGCCAATCACGCAATCGGATCAGGACTTGCGATCCGTACACGCGGCGGAGATGTTAGAAATGACATAAGTCTTAACTATGGCAACAATTACGGATCTCAAGTCTCAGCTAGTGACGCGGCTTCAATCGCTATTTACGGCGATCTCGCGGCGATCATCAACACCACAGTCAAGGGTACGGCAGACGCAACCGATCAAGCCAATCGATACCTTGATCTCCGGGCTTATCCGCGATCGAAATTTGACTCGATTACTTACGCACTCACAAACCCGGAACTTTCCGACGGTGATCGCGATACTTTGATCGCTTGCTTTATGGGACTTCCAATGAATGTCACCGATCTCCCGATCAATATGAACGACGGAGAATTTCAAGGATTCGTCGAAGGCTGGACATTCCGCGCGAGCTTTAACACTCTGGCGATCACGGTCAATCTTTCGCCGGTAGCGTTCTCGCTCACGGCTTTTCGCTGGACATCTGTACCAATATCCGAGAGCTGGAACACAGTATCGGCTACACTCGACTGGGAACACGCCACAGTCGTCGCATAAGAAAAGAGGAAAATGGCAACGACAACATACTTCGGCTGGGAGACGCCGGACGATACCGATCTCGTCAAAGATG